ATTGCAAGCCCGTGCCTAAACGTGTGCAAAATAAAAAATAATATATGTATTGGTTGCCAAAGAACTTTAGAACAAATTTCTAACTGGTCTAAAATGACTGATGAAGAACGTAAAAAAATAATGCAGAGTTAAGCACTTTTCCTTATCAATAGGGGGGAGGATTAGGAAATAATGCAGAGTTAAGGGAATTATTAAAAAAACGAGCCTCTCAGATGCCTCAGAATCGATGAAACAAATAGTCTTGGTATGATTGATACCTAAAATAGCCTCATCTTTTGTATGTTTATGATAACTACCTTAACATTAATTCAATCTATTTAAGCACTTGTGTTTTTCATTTTTGCCCTCTTATCTCTTATTTAGAAACAATATATAACTAATAATAGAAATGGAGAAATAAATGTTTGAAAAATGGTTTTACAACTTTAAGATAGGAAGAACAGTAACAGCTTTAAACAGCTTAGACGATGCAACATTGAAAGATATAGGACTAAATAGGTCTAATATAAAATCACATGCGTATGAAGTTTTTAAAAATGAAAAGCCAGAAGAAGATCCGTTGACAGAATTACATAATCAATATGTAAAAGCTGGTTACTAATCAACTTAGGCACAGTTTTTTAGAATACTGCATCACTATTTTATATACACGGCTACGGGATAGATCATACTGCTTACACAAGTCTTTGAGTCTTTCCCCTGCCATACGTCTATAATATATTTCTGCATTACGTTCAGTTTTTTCTTCTGCTTTTTTACCCATTAACCTACCTCGCCCCAATTGTCGCCTAGTTCTGCATCGACTTCAAAAGGTACGTTTAAATCTTTAATGCAGTTAGACATTATATTTACTATAGTGTCTGATTGCTCTTGATTTTCTATACTAAAACATAATTCATCGTGCACCGTCAATGTCGGTGTAAGACCTGCCGCATGACAATCGACCATTGCCTTTTTAGTTTGATCAGCACTTGATCCTTGAATCAATCGATTCAAAGCTTTGTATGTAAAAGCTCTCTTTATATTTGTGTATTCCTTTAGAGCTTCATTCATTGGCAATGCTTTTTTGTAACCAAATCCCTTTGGCTCCCACATATCAAATCTACATTTTCTACCAAGCTGTGTTCTTATCATTCCTTTATTCTGTGCAAAGGCAGAAACTCTTGTTGCTAAGTCTCTAACAAACGGAACCTTCTCATTATATTTTTCTAATAAAGATACCGCTTCTTCTTCTGTAATAGATAATGTGTCAGCTAATTTCTTTTTACCCATGCCATACATAATTCCAAGATTAACTGTCTTAGCTTCTTTCCTGTTTATATCTGCCATGTCAGCTACCATTTGATGAAAGTCGGCTTTACCTTCTTTATACATTTTAACCACATCATCAATTAATGGATGTCGTAAATCCCCTGTTGAATTTGCACAGTAATGAGCTAACCATCTAGGTTCTTGTGAAGCATAGTCAAATGACCCCCATTTGGTTCCTTCTTCTGGAATGAATAATCCTCTGATTGCTTTTTTAATATCAGGATCTCTAGCAGGAATTTGCTGCAGATTAGGATTGCTAGAACTAAATCGACCTGTTACAGTACCACCATCGTCAGTTCTCAAGGGATGAAAGTCACAATGAATTCTACCATTATGAGCATGATTAAGAATAGTTTCAACAAAGGTCGTGTTTGCTTTGTTAAGTTCTCTTATCTTTGCAATCTTATGTGCAATTGGATGCGTGTTATTAGAGAGAAATTGTTTTGTAAACATGGGTGCCCCGGACTTTTCTGTACGAGAATAAGAAAGTCCCACAGAATCAAAGACCTTTGCTATAGATGTAGCGACCCAAGGTTCAACCGTGACACCTGTTTCCTTGACTATCTCTTGTATAAGTAATTTTTCTTCTCGTGCCATTTTCTTTTTAACTTGTTCAGCCTTGTCAACATCAACTCGAACACCTTTTGTTTTCATTTCAAATATGACAGGAAGCAAATCAGTCTCCAACTCAAAAATAGAAGAGCATTCTTCTTTATCTAACAAAACACTTAGATGATCGTACAGTCGTAATGTCACAGCTGCATCTTGTTCTGCATAAGCACCAACGTATCTAGCTGGTAATTTATACATCTCTGCTTTTGGATCAACACCAAACTCATTTGCTGCAGCTCTTAATGCTTTTTCACTTTTAGATTCTTTTAAATAATCTCTAGCTAATGAATTAAGATTATAGAATCTCCTGTTCTCATCAATTAAAGGTGCAGCAATCATGGTATCTATTATCTTACCTTGTACTTCTATTCCTTCGGCTCTTAACCAACCAAGATCATACATAGCATTATGAAACACTTTAGGTATGTGAGGTGTTGCCATTTGTTTTTTAAACCAATTAAAGATAATTCTTTTATCCATATTACCTGCCGCATGACGTATAGGATAATAACCTTGAAAATCCCCTGCGGCCACGGCAATACCTATTATATGTCCATCGTTCCTGCACCACCCAGGTCCTAATTTAATTAAGTTTGGATCTTTTGTTTCTAAGTCAACTGCAATTCTAGTTGCTTTTGTAAGGTCTGGAAAAGTGTTTGGTGGCGACCAATCAGAATCTACATTGCCCCAAGACATATCTTTTATGTCTTGATCTAAAAAGTGATACTGATCATTACTTGTCATTTATGATTTCTCCACCTAATGCAGCGTATCCAATAATATCCGTCCACGAATCTTCTTTAGATATATCTTCGGCAAGTCTAGCAACTTTAACACCTATCATACAAGCCACAACTTCTTCCGGAGTAATTGGTTCTTTCAGTTTTTTATCTAAAAGTATACTCCATATATCAGCTATTCTTTTATGATTTTTTCTCGCTGGCCCATACTCCTTCGCCCTTGGACCATTGATGAGTGCTTCTGCTTCTTTTAAGAAAAATTCTCTGTCTTTAGATTTTATAGCCACTTTTTATCCCACTTTCTATTACATGTAATTGTTTTTTAGCACGAGTTGCCCCTACATAGAACACTCTATGTTCGCTATCTTTATCCCCTTTGTCTTGTATTATTTTTGGTGTCTCTAACAATAAAGCTACGTTATCCGCTTCTCCACCTTTAGATCTGTGTATTGTAGATATCCTAATCCTCGGAGTGCCCAATAGAATTGATTCTCCTCGTCTGAGTGCTGATGTAATATAAATTCGTTGCTCTTCGCTGACATTTATAACATCCCACCAAGTCATCTCTTTGTTTAGATTCAATTTTTGACCTAAATTACTGTTTAATAAATCGTTTAGTGTGTATGTATGACCATAGTCTAGACCTTCTATTTGTTTTTTTCCACCATAACCAATGATGTCCTTCTTTGTTTTCTTCGAGAAAGTTATTAGTTCTTGTACTCTTACTGATTTTCCTTTGCATAACTTTACCCAAACCTCAATACTATCAATAATTTCTTGAGACACCGACCAACCAGATCCTTCTCTCCAAAAGATGTACCCCTCATTTTTAAGTTTATCTGAAACTTCTGAAAGTATTCTATTTGTACGAGCAAGGATATACCACTCTCCGGTTCTAAAATCTACATCCATTATATTGAAGTGAAAATTCAACACACCTTTTTCTTCACGAGGTTGCCAATCTTTAGCTTGCCTGAAAGTAACATTTGAAATTATATTTCTAGCAAATTCATGTATAGTTTTTGGTACTCGGTATGATTTATCCAAAATAATTTTATTTTCAGATGCATTTAAAAAATCTCGTACATTTGCACCTGCCCAATTAAAAATACATTGATCATCGTCCCCTGCGTAATAAGCTTTCTTAGCGTTTGGTAACAAACATTCCTTAATCATTCTCCATTGGATAGGAGATAAATCCTGTGCCTCATCAACAATTAATAAATCTAAATCTGGACCAGTCTTCATTTCTAAAAAATTAAGAAGCATGTCCGTAAAATCAATCTTATCATGTGCTTTCTTGAAGTCACCATAAGCTTTTTCTACTACAGTAACGTAACTTCTATGTAAGGTTGTATCATTAAAAGCATCAAACTCTTTTAATAAAGAAGTTCCTTTTAATCTTGATAAATGCATTATGTGAAAATACTTATCGCCATCCGTTGATCCAGGTGTATATAAATCCCCATCTTCAATGTTAATTTTTTCTTCTTTATTAAACTTAACACCTAACTTTAAACCTAAGAACCTCATATCAGCAGGTTTAACTAAGTTCTCTGCCTTCATTCCTGTCCAACGAAAAGCCAACGAATGAAGGGTTCTAAAATGAGGAAAATATTTAGGGTCGAGATTAAATTTTACACAGGCTCTGTCAATAGCTTCTTGAGCAGCTTTTCTAGTAAACGATAAGAAAGCTATTCTATCTGGTTGAATTCCATCAGCTATAGCATCCTCAATTATTTGTAATAACTTAGTTGTCTTCCCTGTTCCGGGTGGTCCAAATATACTTGTTTCCATTAAAAAGGCACCTCTTCTTCAATTTCTACATTAGGTATGTCAACCTGCTCTTTCATGTCTGGAACCCACCATACCCTTATTGATTTCCATCCACCATTTGTTGTTTTAAAATGTTTAGACGCATTACATTTATCCCCAGAATTCATTTCTTTTATTCTTTCCTGTATTTGTCCTTTAGAGTAATGTGTAAAATTCTTTTGTCTTAAAAAATCTACAAAAGAATCTATCTTAAAATAAACATTATCTTCCATAACCCAAGGCTTACCTAACAATAATTCCTCTGCTGATGCAGCTTGAACCCTGCCATGACAAAATGATTCTATTAAATCCAAGAACTGACCTTTATATGTCAACTCCTCTGGAACCTCTATTTCATTAGCCTCTGACAACAAACTATTAATTAATATTTGCCAAGAGTCTTCCTTAACTCGTGGTGGCATAAAATTTTGTTGCTCAAGACAGGCTATTTGGAACTTAGCTTGAGACTGTAAATCATAACTCGTTAACTCTAATCGTCTGCCATCTAAATCAGCAAAAAAGACCCTTGGTTCGGACTTGACAATAGACAAACCTGTTATCTCCACAGCATCAGTCGTAGTTCCTATGCCATATTTTCTTCTCTTACATAAAGATTTATTGCAATGGGACTTTAATGGTTCTTGATTACATGTGTAAAAATATTCTTTCTTTTCTAATTGGGATTGAATTGTGACAATCTCTGAAGCTGATAACGGATTAGAACAATATTCTATATTAAACTTTTCTAATAAAGCTTTCCAATTATCAGGATCCATTTTCTTAAACATAGTAGCATAGTTAAATAAAGAAGAATTACGTCCACCTTCTCCAATACCACTCAATGCCATAACATTTAAACATGGTGGACTTTCTGGAAAAGGTTCCGTCTGTTTACTTCCAACCTGTAGTTTATTAAAATCACTAGGAGTTACTTTCCTTTGGTCGGCTATATCTAAAAATTCTTCTAACGTAGCTGATTCGCCATCTTCTTTAAATGCATATCTTGTTGTCATCTCATGGTCAAAGTATGGAAGATTAATAAAGTTTCCCACATCCCCACGTTCAACTAATATCTCTTCTTGTTTAGGAAATATCTCACAACCGCCATGACCTATGACCGAAGCTATCTCTGATGCCTTGTCTCTAAACTCTCCTGCATTCATCCATTCCGTCATAAAAAAGTATATGTGTGCACCACCAGACTTACTCCGGCATACAACGCAAGGTATCTTTAATTTTCTAAGTTGTTTATCTAATGCAATATGATCCAAAGGATAGATGTCAATGTCTAAAGCACCGAACTTGCATTGATTATTTTCATTGATTGGTATTGAGCCTACTCCAAGAACACCTGTCAAATGACCATTGACGAGTTCTTGTGTTAAAGGAGTTCTCTTTATATAAGAATTAGCTGATTGTTTACCCGCTCTTCTTTCAGCAGATATTCTAGTTTGTCCATGGGCATCACTAAAACCCTCAAACACATCCATTAATCGTTGTACGTTATCCATCTTAACTCTTCCTCTCCTAAAGAATTAGAGCAGGGAATAATATCCAAAAAAGACCCTGCTCTAAACTTGTCAGTTAAAACGGCACTTCGTCTTCGTTTACTGTATTAGTAGAAGGTAAGTCATCAGTAACGGCAGATGATTTTACGGCTCCACTTGATACATTAGCATGAAACTCTTTGCACTCATTATACATACTAAGAGTATCGACTAATCCGATCTTCTCAATCTGCCATGAATACCAAGAACCTTTGTCATTACCATCAGCAACTGTTTTCAATTTCCATTTGGTTGAAAACATAGGTGCAGGTTTAGCTGAACCATCTGGTAATTTAATAGTCTGCATTGACATTTGTGTAACCCAAATCTTAGATCGTTTCATCTGAGTTTTCTTCATGTCAATTATAGCAGGTTCCAACATGCCAAGCTCATCGTTAAGGATCTTGACATAATGTTGCCCTGTACGAACAAGTTCATTACCACTAGGCAACATGTCCATGCCGGTTTCTTTGTCTTTCTGCACCGCAAGAACATTTGGATCCGTCTTCTTTAACTCTTGTATAAATCCACCGCCTTGCGATCTAGGAACAAACTCTAATAACTTTTGTTCAAAATAACATGGTACAACAAGAATTCCATCTTCAGCTTTCCATACCTGATGGGTAACTGTGTTGAAGATATCTCCTTGTTCTGCTCCCTTAATATAGCCTGAGTTAGTCTTTATTAACTGTGGGGATAAAGCTTGTAGAATCCTAAGAAAAGGAATCTGCATATCATCAGCCGTCACATTATCAAGACCAACTCCTGAATCGGCAACCATCTCACTCATTAGATTAGCAGGTAAACCTGCTTCTTTTTTCTCTGTTACTTGATTATTTGTACTCATTATCTTATACCTTTCTAGTAGTAGCTTTAGTTCCAACGTAAGCACCGAACATGTCAAGATCAATATCTTTCCCTGCTTCAATGCGATCTTTAACCCAAGACTTCAACGTCATCGGATGGATGTGCGTTTTAGCTTGTGGGTTAACTCCTCTGTCTTCGAGATCAGCAATAATAGATTTAGCAAGGTTATCTTGTCCCATGCTAAAACTACAGATGACATCATTCTTTATAATGTCTCCTTCGCCAATTGATCGAAGCCAACCAAAAACCTCTTCACGTTTATCCTGTGGGATACTTGCGTGTACAAAGGCTTTTAACTCAACTTTGTTACCGTCTACAGTAACAGAGTCTACACCCATCTCATGCATAACTGCCGGGATGGATTCTGTATCGACCTTATTTTGCATTGCTTTAAGGTCTTTAAGATGTTGTTCAGCATCTTTTATTTGAGTGGAGAGTTGTTGACTACTACGAATAAGGGAAGATAATTCACTCCCAGTTTTGGCGTTAACTTCATCAAACGCACCCGCATCTGCAACAATCGTTTCAAATAACTCGCTCATCTTTACTTCTCCTTTTTAAAAGTTCTGCCCTTCGGCTTTTATAACTAGGTTGGAGAAGAGGAAGCTTACCCAACCTAGCAATCTTGATACTAAACACTTGCAATAAGTTGTCAAGAAGTTTTTTTCTCAAATGCTTTTTTTATTAACCAAGAGATTTGCCTTGTTAAACTTCTTCCTTCATCTTCCGCTATTTCTGATAGCATTTCATAGTTCTCCATTGGTATTGCAACCGTCTTATATTTTTCTTTCCATGTTCTTGGCATTGATTTTCCTTTCACTTTCCATTGCGTCATATAAATGTTTTACTTCATTATTACCGTGCATATTTGGTCCACCTTTTCTTTCCATTATCTCTTTTAATTTATACAGATTTACCAATTCATCAGGGCTATGAAAATCTCGACCCTCAGTTAAAACAAGATCAGAGAAATACCCAACGGCTTTTTCTAAAACTTGTAACTCTCCTTTATTGAACTCCATTATTTTCTCCTTGTATTTAAAATATCTTAATATAGTATTACAACAATTACTTATAAATAACAACAAGGAATTGCATGTTAGATACAAGAAATGGCTTTGGTAAGAGATGCGAACTCATTGCAGCCGAATGGTTGTTATCTCAAAATTGTTACGTCTATTCTCCTTTCGTTGAACAGGGACCTGTAGACTTAATTGCTTTAGCTCCTGGTCATCAATGGTTTTTCTTTGATGTTAAAAAAGTAGGTCGAAGAAAAGATGGTAGTATTATCTCTAGGACATTAACATCAAGACAATTAAGTTTAGGTATCAGGCTTCTTTATGTGGATATAGAAACAAAACGAGTTGAGCTACATCCACATCAATTTTCCACTAAACCTTTTTCGGAGACAGATCCAACCACTTCCTCACTTCTTCGTTCAATGACGCACTCGCCAGATTAATCTTAGCCTTTAAAGATTTTACAATGTATTCATCAATTGTCCCTCGACAAAGTAAATCAACATACGTCACAGATTTATTCTGTCCTATCCTATGACACCTGTCCTCCGACTGTACTCTTGTCTCTAAATTAAAATCGTTTGCGTAATAAATAACATTTGTTGCTGCGGTCAAAGTTAACCCGAACCCTGCCGTTTGTGGATTAGCTACAAAGAATCGTGCATCTCCAAATTGAAAGTTTTTAACGGCATCTTTTCTATCTGAATCCGAAGTGTCTCCGAAAAAACTAACCACCGATCCATGACCGTATTTTTTGGCAAGTTTAGCAGCAATACTTATTATGTCTTTTCTAAACCTTGACCAAATAATTACCTTGCCATCCATTTCTTCTATCGTTTCAAACAAAGCATCCATACGATTATTCTTTATATCAATAATGTTTCCATCATCCGTCTTCAGATATCCACATAAAACCTGTTGCAGTCGAAGTAACTGTGTCATTACTTCCGTAGCTGATATCAATTCATCATCGATCATTGTCACGGCATTTTTCTTTAATGAAGTGTAATGTTGTAGTTGTTCTGTCGAAAGACTTACTTCTCTTGTTGTGTATATCTTATCAGGTAAATCTAAGGCTTGATCTTTTGTAACTCTGAAAGAAAAATTATTTAGTTTATTAGATAATTCTTCCAGGTTTCTATAACCAATGATCTGTTGAAAAGAATGAGCACCCATCTGTTGAGTTCTCGTTACCGCATACCTACCTTGAAAGGCAAAGTAAGATGCAAACCCTAACAATTGATTACTCATGAATGAGCATTGAGAAAACAAATCTAATGGAGACTTAGTTACAGGAGAGCCTGTTAATATTCTTTTGTATGATGCCTTTTGTCCAAAAGCAATTAAAGCTTTCGTCCTCTTAGCTTTAAGATTCTTAATGGTAGTTGACTCGTCCACGGCTAACATAAACTTACAGTTCTGTGTAAAAGCATGTATATATTTTTTAACTTTAGGTGTAGCAAAACCTTCTACATTAATTAATAGTATTCTAAGTTTTGTTCTATCTTGAGTTCCTCGCACCAATTCTTTTTCTTGAGATTTATTAGGAGATGAATTCCATATGTAAACATCTTTATCGATCTCATCTAAGAAGTGTGTTGGTATTTCTGATACTTCCCAATTTCTATACACACCCTTTGGTGCAACAATTATAGCAGTATCTATTTCTTTTTTTATGTATAACCATGCAATGTTATCAAGTAATACTTTTGATTTACCACAACCCATCTCCATGAAATAGGCATAGTTCTTTTTATTATAACTTTTTTCTAAAGCATCTTCTTGATGTTTATATGGTTTTGTTTTGTATTTGAATTTCATTTGCTTCCCCTTACTTATATGTTATGTTGATCCAATCTAAACTAGAACTAGCTGATTGATCAGACAGATATTTACTTCCCTTAAAAGGTAGTCCATCTTCTTCTGGAGGTACTATATTATAATCTCCAAAATTAGATTCTGGAAGTTGGTTCATCTCCTCAGTAGTTAACCAAGAACCATACCATCTAACTTCCCACCAATCTTTCTTTACCCTCTTCCACTCTAAACCTGTTGCTAACATTCTTATAACTTTTTCATCTAAGCCACACATGAAACTTATTATCTCAATTGGCTTAGATATTTCCCACATTCTCTCAGCTTGAATCAGAGCCAAGTTGGGATTTTGTCTGAAAGTCGTAGACGTTACTTCTAGGTGTATCTCTGAGAACTTTACCTGCACTTTTCTTATCCATTCCTAATCTATATAAAGCTGACGTAGCTTCTCTAAGGTTAGTGTCTCCTCTTATGTAAGAGACTACTTCTTCTAAACAGGCAGTTGCGTCTAATTGTATATCTTCACTCATCTTCTTCCTCCTCCACTCCTCTTGATAATATTCCATGCTCACAAACTTTTAAAAACCATATTAAATCAGCGGGTTCTGCAATAGTTGTAATCATTTGAATCTTACCATTTTTATCCTCACCTATGATAACTAAATCGTTAAATTCTTTCGCAGCCATCTCGCAAACATTTTTAACAGGGTCTTTTGTTCTCTTTATTTTATCTAATTGTATAACATTGTCACTCATTTTTGTGGTGCTCCTTGACAACAATCTTCTATCACGGCATGACAAAGAACGCATTGTTCATGTCCATGCACTTCCATTGTTGATAGAACTCCTTGGCATCTCGGACAACGAGGTGCACAATGAGAAAACAATTCTTTAGAAGCTTCGTTTCTTTCCTGTACTTCTTTTGTCCATTCGTAATTTATTTCTTTTCCCATTTGTTTTTTATCTCCATTCTTAATGAGTGTGTATGCCCATTATATTTCATTTCGGTATATTTGGAAGCCATTCTTTTTGCTTTTTCTGCTTCTTTATCAGAACCTCCTAAAGCAAAATCAAGTGCTTCTTGCTCATAGTGCTTTATTATTTTATCAATAACTTTCATTTTCTTCTCCAAAATTATCATCTCCTATTAAAGCTTCAAGTTCGGCATCGCTCAATGATTCTAAATATGCATCATCTTTGAATGGGTCAATAGGTTTAATTTTAGGTTTATTTATTCTTACTGTTTCTTTTACCACTTCTTTTACAATGACCGTTTCTGTTAAGACTTGTTCTATTGTATTAAATCTGTAACCACATGCACCACACTTACGTCTTCTTTTTATCGCAGATGATTCCTGTGGTCTGCTATCCACAACAGACGTAGTGCTATTACATTTGATACAATTCATTTCTTCTTCCCCCCTTTTCTATATGAATATCTAGTGCCATGTTTTGACAATCCATAAAGCTTAGAATAGTAGCTACTCGGAGACATCATATCAACTAATGCAGATGTGCCATGAGATATATGCTCTGTCGGTTTAGAAATATATCGTTGATCGTCTTGCTCTTTTAAAGCTCTCGGATCATCCTCAAATGACATTTCATCCTCACTAGGTTCTATCTTTTTAGCCTTTAGTTCTTTGTGGTCTCTTGCTATACCTGCTTTCTTTGACTTACCCTCTGTTCTACACGAAGAGCAAGCCTTATCAGAAGTTCTTAGTACACTAACTGTTCTAAGTTTTTTTCCACACAGATGACAACAAGACCTATCTTTTATGCTTGCATTGATCTCTTCTCTTGTTCTTTTTATTCTAATCATAATTAACCCTTTAATATTCTTCGCCAATATTTTCTTAATGCTTCAGAGTAATAAGGATGTCCGTCCTTATCATACTCCAAGCATACATCATTTATAACTGACTCAACTTTAGTGACTGCCGTTTGCCATGAAATTTCTTCTCTAATAAGAGGATCATGTTCCAATTGAGTTTCCTTTTGTTCATTGTCCATTGTCCTGCGACTCCTTTCCATTGCCGTTTTCCAGGATACGACTCCACATTGTTAATCCAAAATCATACCCTTGTTTATAGTAAGCAGAAGATCGCTTGTTGTCATCTATTACTCCATCGAGCAATGCATCGGCTACACCATCCTTGAAGAAGTTTAAGTAACCTCTTCTTTTCTCTTCTAATGGGTTTGTCATCCTGCATTCTCCATAAATGTTTTGAAGGCTTGTGCTTTAATCATGTCATGTAAGAAAATATATTTAGGATTTCTTTTCTTTAAAACGTCTAAGTTTTCTTTGGTTGGTTTTGCTTTGAAATAAGATATAGATTTAGGCTGAGAAGGATCAATGAATAAAGTTTTCTTCATAGCCTTATTGAATTCCTTTTCATCAATATGCTTTTCCACCTGTCCATGACACCATACCTCAAAGCTTTGTTGATTCCATGAATCATCCCATTTACTATGCCATTTAGGTAAAGTTTTCTTACACCATATCTCTAATTCAGATAACCATGAATAATTCAAACCTTTCCCATCGCCATCCCAATCATCGCCACCTCCATGACCTCGATTGGATACTCGACCTACCTTTACATCTAAGACGTATAGATTCGCCTCGTAACAATATGTTTCTTCGCTCATTGATGCATAATGTTTAATAGCTTTTAACTCAATGTCTTTAGCCTTAAACTGAAATGTTTTAATCTTATGTAATTTATCACTCATTATTTTATTCCTTTCAAAATATGTGCAATGACATCCACAGTCCAACCATTGCCAATCATTTTATATCTCTGTGTATTCGATACAGAGTCTGTGTAATTATCAGGTAAAGTTTGTAATCTCTCACACTCAAGAGGTGTAAGCTTTCTCCAATATCTCTGCTCTTCATGGACAACAACATTATCTTTCTGAACAGTTGTAAGACAACCTGTCTTATCGTCTGCTCTGACTTCTATTCTTGCCTTTGCTTTGATGTTTGGATTGTAGTCATCCCTCTTACCTGTCAAAGGATTGATCTTTCTATTTATAATAGAACCTGCTCTCATTATTTTAGGCTCTCTGTTGCCACCTGTACAGGCATTTACAGTCGGAGACTTTGCATCCACCGAGTAAACTCTTTTAAGTATGTCATGACCATTTAAATCAGCTTCTCCAACTTGAACACATCCTTCGACATATCCAATTGCATAACCATGAGTTCCTGCACATACACACGGACTCTTTTTAGATTTATCATGAATTGTATTGGCTTGAGATTTATAGTTAGGATTCAATTGATTCCCACCTCTATAATTTATTATTAAGTTATTCCCTGCAAGATACTTAGGTTCAATATTCTCTTCGGGTTCAAGTATATCCCTCAATACCAATCCCTTATCTTCGATAGGCATATCAAAAGGTATGTTCGTCCAATATAATCTCTTGCGATTTTGTGCTGATACTAAACTACTGTTAATCTCAATAGGTTCAACACCCATGTACTTACTGATAATGTCTTGAGATTCCTTCTTCATCTTAACATTTTCAAGTAAGAAATATTTTGGTTTAAATTCTTCCTTGATCCTTACAAATTCAAAAAACAATTTGGATCTAGGATCATCGAAGTTTAGATTCTTTCCTGCAAATGAAAATCCCTGACATGGACTCCCACCCATTAACAAATCAATAGGGTTTTCTTTTAAGTATTCTTCCCTAAACATTTCTCTAGTAAACCTTGTTACATCTCCTATTTCAATTGTATCAGGGAAATTTTCTCTAGTTACTTGCATGGCATACTTGTCAATCTCACAAGCATAGTAATTGTTAATTGACAATCCTGCCCTGCCCATTGCCAATTGACCACCACTCAAGCCATCAAAACAACTTATTACATTATACCTTTTCATCTAATCTCTCCATCATTGCTTTAAATAATTTTTCCTGGAATTCTGTATTACCTTCTTCTTCAATGTCATCCCAATCAAATAGAAAATGTCCATCGACAAGATTATGTACACCTATACAAGCACCATCTTTTACTTCTACGATGACCGAAGTCTTTGTTAATTCTCCTTCTGAAATCATTCTGTTTAGTTCATCTGTAACGTCTGATTTAAGTATCATCTCGTCAACAAAATCTGCTTTACAATATCTTTTACTCATTTACTTCCTCCTCAAAATCTAATTTAATTACCATGTCTTCAACAAGACCCAATCGTTCTTCTATGTAACCTCTTTTGTTTACTTGTTCTGTTAGTGATATTTGATATCTCGACATAGCACATTGTATGACATTCAATTCCAACTCACTTAATTCAAGCAGATCATATGATCTTTCTTTAGTTATCATCTCCATTTTTATACTCCTTTCTACATTCGTCACATATTTCCCGACCATCGTATGGTGGTTCTTCTAAATGGAATTTCTCATCGCAATCCCAACATTCATACTCTCCCATCTAAATTCTCCTACTCATAATCTGTATCCACCTTTAACGGATTTTAATCCTTGTTTTTGGAATTTAGAAAATCTAAAAACATTACCTTTTTTTCCGAATTTACGTTTATGTTGATTTGATCGTTGTTTAGCTTTATGAATTGCTTTCATAATATCCTCCTATAGTTCAGCATCAAAATTACACTCATCATTTTCTTTTATGCAATCTCTGATCTCTCTTCCAAGTTCTAATCTTGCATACCATTCTAAATTAAACCTTGTATTTTC